TTGCGTCACTGGTGTACCAGTAAGTATTCTTCTATACTTAGCAAGACGACCTAATTTAAGACAAGCTTTAGTTCTTCTTGCAGTTCTATTTTTAATATTCGTACTTTCGTCTATACAAAAAAAAGCTTTACTAGAATTAAGTAATCTATGTAAATAATTTTTACCTTTGTCTGTAGATAAAGCTTCTATGTTTATTATAAAAAATTTTAAATGATGATTTGGTTTTAAAAAATTAGTTAATAATTCTATGTTAGATTTAGTTTCAGTAGGAGACCATACTAACATATCAGTAAATTCTTTTACGTCATCTGGCATATGAGTTTTATATTCAGAGCTTAACCAATTACGATAAACACCTTTTGGTGCTGCAATAACTGCTGTATCTATTTTACCTTCTCTATATAGATATGCAATATTATCTATAATTACTTTTGATTTACCTGTACCTTGTTCCATAAACAAAGCATAACTTTCTTTATCTTTGCTTTTTAAAAAAGCATTATATTGATGTTTATAAGGTTTAGTTTTAAATTTATATTTTATAAAATTTTTATTATCTATAAATTGTACTTGCATTTTTTCTTTCTGTTTTCTAATTATTAATTTACTTTATATAGAATTTAATTTATAAGTAAATATAAAAATAAGAAAGGAGAGCTATGGCGAAAGTTTATGTAGTGCAAGAAAATCCTAGAGTTAATATTCTTGCAGCAGGACGATATGGAGAGTTGATACCACTACTAAATCCTGGTAAACAAATTACATTGTCATCTGCTCCTGTAGTAAGATTAATTCGTCAAAAACTAAAAGATTATAATGATGAAGATTTTATTCTTGCTATGGGAGACCCTGTAGCTATTGGAATATCTTGTATAATTGCTTCTGAAGTAAATAATGGAAAAGTAAATATACTTAAATGGGATAGAGAAAATAGTTGCTATTATAATGTAAAAATAGATATGTATCAGAAAGGAGAAAGCAATGTCTAAAGAAACATGGATATTTGACGAAGTTGAAAAACATAGTAAAAAGAAAAAACTTCCTAATGTAGGTATAGGTGTAGTTACTAAAATAGGTAACAAGTTGGTAGATAAAAAAAAATATCTTGCTAAAGAAGAAGAAAGACTTAAAACTTTAAAAGCAGAGATAAGAGAGATAGAAGAACGTGAACTACCTGATGCTATGAGAGCGTGTAATGGAATGACACGTTTTGATTTAAAAGATGGAAGTCAAATAAAAATAAAAGACGACATATTTTGTTCTATACCAGTAGATAAAAAAGCAGATGCTTTAAAATGGTTAGAAGAAAATGGACACGCAGGATTAATTAAACACGATGTTAAAGTTAGTTTTGCGAAAGGTGAATATGACGAAGCTGATAAGTTAATTAAGGTTTTAAATAAAAATTTTAAAAATATACCTTATGACGAAAATAGCACAGTCCATTCACAAACACTAAAAGCTTTTGCAAAAGATCAATATAAGTTAGGTCAAACTCTACCAGAGAGTTTGTTTAATGTTTATGAAGCTTCTATTGCAAAAGTAACACTTGGAAAGGAGAAATAATGAGTGATAAACAAATAGCTAAAAAATCAAACACTGATATTGCAAATTTATCAGAAGATTTAATTTTAGCAAACGCAGGTAAAGGGTTACAAAATATAAGTAACGATGATGTTACGATACCTAGACTTGCGATAATACAATCAGGATCGCCTCAACGTAAGAAAAAAGATGAAAAATACATTGAAGGTTCTGACGAAGGTATGATATTTAATACTGTAACTAATGAATTGTATAAAGACAGTTTAGAAGTAATACCTTGTGGTTATAGAAAAACCTATGTAGAATGGGTGCCAAGAGAAAAAGGTGGAGGACTTGTAGCAGTACATGATTTAAAACCTGATGGTTCTGTAACTGATCCTAAAACAAGAAAAACAATGTTAGGCGAAAATCAAATAGTAGATACAGCCGAGCATTTTGTTTTAGTTAAAACTTCAGAAGGTTATTCACCTGCTGTATTGACAATGACATCTAGTAATCTTAGTGTTTCAAGAAAGTGGAATACACTTCTTAAAATGAAAAGAATAAATGTTAAAGGTCAAACAGTTGAAGCACCTTCTTTTTTATTTAAGTTTAAATTATCTACAGTCGAAGCAGAAAACGATTTAGGTAATTGGCATAAATATAAAATAGAAGAACTAGGCCAAATTGAAAGTAAAGATATTTTCAAAGAGGCAGAAAAATTAGCTGATTCAGTATCAACTGGAAAAGTTAAAGCATCAGAACCAACCGAAGCGACAGCTGAAGGTGGTGATGCTCCATTCTAAACTCTTTGAAATATTTCCTGGTTTACACCGAGCTTATGGTCATTTCTTTATTACAGAAAGAAAAGGACCTAAGCTTGATGGCTATGGTAAAACAATAAGAGAAAAGTATGATGAAAATTTATGGGTAGAACACCTATCTGGTAAAACTGGTTTAGGTGTAATACCCATTAATGAAGATAATAAATGTAAGTGGGGTTGTCTAGATGTAGATGACTATTCTGTAAATATTGAAAAAATTTCAAAACAATTTGTAAAAAAAAATTTAATAGTTTGTAGATCAAAATCAGGTGGTGCACATATTTTTATTTTTACTAAAAAATTTGTAACAGCCAAATCTATGATAGAAAAATTAAAAGATATTGCTAAAGCTTTTGGCTTTGTAAAATATGATTTAAGACCTCAACAAACTAAATTACTTAATGAAGATGATGTAGGAAGTTGGTTAAATATGCCATATTTTAATGGCGAAGAAACTGATAGATATGCTTTATATGATGGTAAAGCTTTATCTTTAAAACATTTTATTGAATGGGTTGGCAAATTTTCTGTTAATTCTTTAGATGATATAAAACTAGATTTTATAAAAAAAGAGAATAAATCAAACGAAATACTCCCGGGAGGACCGCCTTGTTTACAGGATTTACTTTCTCAAGGTGCTTTAGCAGAAGGTGGTAGAAATAATGGTTTATTTAATATTGGAGTTTATTTAAGAAAGAGATACCCAGAAGATTGGCAAGAAAAATTAGAGGAATATAATGATGAATACATTGATCCACCATTAAAACCAAGAGAGTTTACAACAGTGTTAAATAGTCTAGATAAAAAGTCTTATAATTATAAATGTAAAGATAGTCCTATAAATTCTGTATGTAATAAAACTAAATGTCTTACATGTGAATATGGTATTAGTGATGATGGAACTATGCCTGTTTTAAATAGTATAACTAAAATTCTAACTAATCCGCCACAATATTTTTTAACTTTAAACGAGAGTAAAATTGGTCCGTTAGCTAGTAAACAAATTTATAATTTTATAGATTTTAAACAAGTAGTTTTTGAAAATTTAGATATGTTACTTCCTAAAATAAATGATAAGTTATGGACTGAATCAGTTAATGATTTAATGTCTAGAGTTATTGCAGTAGAAGCACCAAAAGATAGTAGTAATGAAGGTCGTTTATTAGATTTATTAGAAAGATTTTGTACTGGTTCAACTTCTTCTTCAGAAGTAGAAGACATTTTAAGAGGTAAAGCTATTGTTAGTAAAACACATACAGAATTTAGAATTAATGATTTAATGGAATTTTTAGATAGACATAGATTTAAGGAATTTAAATTAAACGAAATAACAGCATATCTTAAAAATTTAGGTGCAGAACATTCAGGTAAAAAGATAAAAGGAAAGTTTATGAATGTATGGTCTATAAAAAATTTTAGTGTACAAGATGAAGAATTTACTCAACCTAAAATAGAAAAGGAGGCTTATGAATAAAGATAGAGCAATTAATATTCTACTTGACTTTGCTAAAAATTATGACAAGGATTGGTACGCAGTAGATAAAGATGGTTTGACTGCAGCAATTATTTTTTTAGAACAAGATATAAAAAAAAATAAAAAAGATGCTAAAGTAGAAGTAAAAGGTGTTCAATTTAATATTAGAAAAGGAGTGTAATGTTATTATTTTTTGATACAGAAACAAATGGTTTATGGCGTAGAGATTTAAATCCAGATCACGAAGATCAGCCAAGACTTGTTAGTTTAGCTTTTCAAGTTACTGATGATAATGAAAGAATAGTTGCACAATATTCCTCTAGAATAGAGCCTAAGAATGTTCAATATCCTGAATTTACTATTCCTAAAGAAGCATCAAATGTAAATGGTATAACAACTGAATCAGCACAAGAAACAGGTATATCTCTCAACTATGCATTAGCTGTATTTACTTTTTTTTCTAGTAAATGCCATACTTTAGTTGCTCATAATTTAGCTTTCGATTTACAAATTATACAAAGAGAAGTTAATTTATTAAAATATATTTGGAAAAAACCAGATAATTTACATTGTACAATGATGACTAGTAAAAATGAAATGAAATTAGAGGGTAAGTTTGATGATTATAAGTTTCCAAAACTTAAAGAGTGTTTTGAATTTTTTTTTCATAAAGGAGTGCAAAATTATCATGACGCATTATTAGACGTTCAATTATGTAGAGAACTTTATTTTCATTTAAGAAGAAAAGCAGTTTTATTACAAACCCATCAAGAAATACCTAAAGAATTATTAAAAAGAATTGATGGAGAAAAATATAAAAATTTAGTTAAATTTTTAAATAATATTGATTCAACTAAACTTAATGAATGGGAAAATAATTTTTGTCAATCAGTTATTGAAAAGCTCGATAGATTTGACGAACATATTTTATTATCTACAAAACAATATGATACTTTAAGAAAAATTTATACTAAACATGGGTGATACTGTTAAAATATTTGGTAGTCCTGGTACAGGTAAGACAACAACTTTACTAAATATATTAGACGAAAAAATAAAAGAAGGTTATGAACCTAATAGAATTGGTTTTTTTTCTTTTACACGTAGAGCTTTAAAAGAAGCTCGTAGGCGTGTTAAACAAAAATTTAATTTATCAGATGATGATTTAGATTATTTTAGGACTATACACAGTTTATGTTATAGAACACTAAGTATTAATAGTGGTCAAGTATTTAAAGGTGAAAGAGTAAAAGAATTTAGTGATTTAGTAAGAATAGAAATGTCAGGAGTTTCAGAAGAAGATACATCAGGTTTATCTGTTGGAAGTAAAAAAGGTGATTTACTTTTATTTTGTGACGAAGTATCGAGGTCAAGCGAAAGAAATTTAAAAGAAGTTTGGAAAGAACTGGAATGTGAACATAGTTGGTTAGAACAAGAGTTTTTTTCAATGGCATTAAAAAATTTTAAAAAGAAAAAAAAGTTATTAGATTTTACAGATATGTTAGATGCTTTTATAAAAGAAGAATATATTCCTAATTTAGATATTATATTTGTTGATGAAGCTCAAGATTTAACAACTAAACAATGGAAAGTAATAGATAAGTTAAGCGAAAAATGTAAGATAAGATACATAGCAGGCGATGATGATCAAGCAATTTATAGATGGGCTGGTGCAGATGTAAGAAAATTTTTATCTATAAAAGGTAATGTAAAAGTTTTACCAACATCTTATAGATTACCAAGAAAAGTACATGCTTTAGCAAATCAAATATCAAATAGAATATCCCTAAGACAAATAAAAGAGTGGGCTTGCAAAGACGAAGAAGGTAGTGTTACTGAAATACAATCAATAGAAGATGTAGATATGTCAAAAGGTAATTGGTTAGTTTTAGCAAGATCAGGGTATCAATTAAATAAAGCAGAACAATATTGTAAAAGAATGGGTTGGTTTTTTGAAAAAGGTTATAATGAATTTAGAGCTAATAAATATGTTATTGCAATTAGATCATGGATAGCTTTAAACAATAATGAAACAATATCTTATGACGAATTAAAAAAACTTTATTCTTGTCTTAAAACTAATGTAGGAGTTAAAAGAGGATTTAAAGGTTTAAAAAATATAGAAACAGATGTTAATTTTGATTTAACATATTTAAGAGAAAATGTTGGATTACTAGCAGAGGGAGATTGGCAAGATATATTACAAGGTTTAGATCCAGAAGATGTTTTAATGTTTGAATCTTTAGTAAAATCTAAAGATATATTTAAAAATAAAGCTAGAATTAGATTGTCAACAATACATGGAATGAAAGGAGGAGAAAGCGAAAATGTGGTAGTAATGTCTGATATTTCTTATAGAACTTGGAAAAAACTAAACACAGAACCAGATGATGAACATAGAGTGTTTTATGTGGCTATAACAAGAACCAAAAGAAATTTGTTTATATTACAACCTGAAACGAAATATAGTTATGATATTCGTTAATTTATGAAAGCCTTAGGAACTTACATATTTGCTGGTGGTTTTACTATTGGTGTTAGTAAACATTTTGATGTAGAAGCACATTTCGAAATGAAACCTGGCTTATATAAAAAAACTTTTAAAGCTAATTTTCCTAATATTCCTATTTACGAGGGTGAAGATGATTGGCCAAGAAAAAAATATAAAAATAAAATTGATTTTGTTTACTGTAATCCACCATGTGCGCCTTGGTCTAATTTAGGTGGAGCACAAAAAGGTGCAGGTGCATGGAGAGATGACCCTAGAATTAAATGTTGGAGAGATAGTTTTAATTTACTTAAAGAATTAAATCCTAAAGCGATTGCTATTGAATCAGTACCAAGAGTTTATAGTAAGAATGGTGGTAAACCGATGATCATGGAATTATCAGAAGAAGCAAATAAATTAGGTTATCAAGTAACTCATTTACTTATTGATGGAGGATTTACAGGATTAAACCATTCTAGAAAAAGATTTTTCTTTATAGCAACTAAATTTGATTTAAACACTGCTGGTCTTAACTTTCAACCATTACCAACTGCAGGTGAAGTGTTAAGCTCTTTTAAAAAAGAACATGGAGACATTGGTCATTTAATGAAATTAGGAGAAAACGAAAAACCATATTTAAAACATTGTAAACAAGGAGAAAGTTTAAGAGTTACATGGGAAAGATTTAATCCACCAGAAACATGGGTAAGAGGTGGTATGCGTGGAGGAGTAAAAGGTAGACCTCAATTTATGAAATGGAGATTAAAATCAGATGCACATATACCAGTTATTGCTGGCGGTTTTTATATACATCCTACAGAAGATAGATTATTTGGTCATAAAGAACTTGCTTATATGGCAGGTTTTCCGATAGATTATAAATGGGAAGGTCCTGCTTCTTCTATTGGTTCACAAATTGCTAGAGGTGTAATGCCACCAGTCGCTGAATATGTAGCAAGAATAATTAAAAATAGTATAAATGATAAAGCGAAAGTTAAAGAAGAATTAAAAATTATAGATTATAGAAAGGTTCCAGAACAAGAAAGTTTAATATGAAACTCGAAAATATTAAATCAAAAATTAGAGTATGGTCTTTACTTTATAGACAAGAAATTATTTGGTTTGCAGTAGGTTTTATTTTCGGTATTATATTAATATGACATACACAGATTTATTTGAAGATATGGATAAAGATACATTAATAAAAGATATTGATTCTTTTCACAAAAAATTTAAGTTTGAAAAAAACGATAAAGTAGGAATACCAGATAATAATGAACTCGTAAATTTTAGAACTTCTTTTTTAATGGAAGAATTAGCAGAGTATACAAATGCTATAACAAAAAAAGATTCAGCAGCAGCATTAGATGCTCTTGTAGATATAGTTTATATTGCTTTAGGTACAGCATGGCTTTTTAATTTACCTTTTGAAAAAGCATGGGATCAAGTACAAAAAGCCAATATGAGTAAGATTAGAACTAAAAGCAAATCAAAAAAACGAGGTACATCATTTGATGTAGTAAAACCAAAAGGTTGGATTGCACCAGATATAGAACAAATAATAGAAGAAGAAAGGGAAAAACAAAATGAAAATACTAGTAACAGGATTTAATGCATTAGCAATCGGTACAGCAAGATCACCATTAAATATTGCTACATCTGCTAGAATTTTACCAAAAGTTTTACAAGAATTAGGACATGACGTTACTCAAAAACAAATTATCCCGGGAGAAGACGTATCAATGTACGATAAAGTTTTTGTGTTTGTATTTGGTCCTAATAGTTTATCTGCAAGATATTGGTATGGCGCAGCATATACAATTATTAAAAGACCTGATTCTATAATTTCTATTGACGATTGGCAAACAAAAGATTCAGTTAGTGGATTTAGAACATTTAGTAATGGTCATTGGAGAATTTGGAAAAAAGTTTCGCAAGCAGGTAATCCTGTTGGTAAAGTTAATTGGGAAGAAGCACAACCTTATAAAAAAGAAATAGAGGATTTAGTTGATTACTTTGCACATAAAGAATGGCCACATAAACTTTTAGTGCCAGCATACGATGGTGGTAATTACGAAGAATTAGGAATGAAAGCAAAAGAAATAATTAATTGGGATCCATCTGCTTATACAGATACTTATTTAAAAAGTCCTGATAATCAAGAAGATTTATTAAGTAGTTATGCACCTAATGACGGAATAAAAGAAAATGCTTGGATTTGTGCTAGTCTTGTAAGTAAACAAAGTTGGCTTGAAAAACAAGAATTTAATTGGCGTGTTAAAACTTTTGGTAATCAAAGAGAAAAACAAACTAGATTAAAAGAACACGAAATGTTTCAAGAATATAGAAAAGTATGGGGAGTTATAAGTCCACCACATTATCATACAGCTAAAGGATCAGGTTGGTGGAGAGTTAGATATAAAATGGCTTTAGATGCTAAATGTATAGTTCACGCACATCCTGAAGAGGCTAAAATTTTAGGTATTAATTGTGATTTAAATAAAGTAGAAAATTCAAGTAAAGAAGAATTATTAAATATTTCAAGAGAGCATATGGATGCTTTTAAGAAAAAATTTTGGAATAGAGAAAGAACGAAAGAATTTTTTAAATGGTTACTAGAGGAAAAATCTTAATATTTGAAGGACCAGATGGTGTAGGAAAAACTACATTAATTAATTATATAAAACAAAAACATAAAGATACTTTTTATATGCATTTAAGAGTCCATAAAAATATGGAATTATGGCATACAGCAACTGTTAGACTAGCTATAAAAAAACAAATGCAAAATAAATTAGTTTTAATAGATAGACATTGGCCTAGTGAACAATTCTATTCTTACATTAGAAGTAGTGGTCCTAGTTATAATCCTAAAAAATTATATTATATTTTAAAAAGTAGAGGTGCAAAATATATATGGTGTGTTCCAGAAGATATTGCAAGAGTAAAAGAAAATCATAGAATTAATAAAGAATTAAGGCATGAAGAATATGATAATATAGATTCAGTTATTGATGATTATTATTTTTCTTGGTTTGGTAAACCTAAAAGACAAGTATTTTTAAGAAATTTATCTCCTTTAAGAGATAAAAAAGATTTTGTAAGATATGATATGTTTAAAGATGGTCATAAATTAGACGAATTTACAAGTAAGATATTTAATGAAAGATATTAATTTAAAATATAAAAAGATGTTATGGGAAATATATCGTCAACCAGACTTTATATGTAAACCAAGAGATTTAAAAATAAATGAAAAGATGTCTCATATATGGCGTGTAGATATGGATGATCCGATTATAACTTTACCAGAAAGAAAACTATCATATCCATTTATGTTTGGTGAAGCAACATGGATGTTACAAGGTAAGAATGATGTTAATAGTGTAAGTAAATATGTGGGTGGTATTAAGAGATTTAGTGACGATGGCGAAACTTTTTTTGGTGCGTATGGTCCTAAAATAATAACACAATGGAGTTATGTTATTAAAACATTAATAGCTGATCAAGATAGTAGACAAGCTATTATAAGTATATGGAGAGAAAATCCTAGATCAAGTAAAGATATTCCTTGTACTTTAACTTTACAATTTTTTTTAAGAGAAGCAAGCGATACATTATGGTTACATACTATTGCTAGTATGAGAAGTAACGATGCTTGGTTAGGAGTGCCATATGATACTTTTAATTTTAGTGCAATATCTTTTTTTATTGCATGTCATTTAAATAAATTAGGAATAAAATGTAAACTAGGCGAGTTAATTATTCAAGCAGGTAGTAGACATATTTATGAAAGTGATTTTAATAAATTAGATAATATTTTTGCTTCTAATTTTGATGATAAACCTGAAATTTCTTTTAATAAACTTATTGATAAGTATAAAGATGAACCATTAAAATTTGTTAAAATTTTAGAAGAAATGGCAGATTTAGAAGGCACAGAATTAAGACCTAACGGTATGTTAACAGAAAGGCTTAATTACTTGCTTTATGGATAGATATAGACCTCCTACAGATTTTTATTTTTTAAGAATGGCTAAATTAGTTTCAGAAAGAGGAACTTGTGCTAGACGTAAAGTAGGTTGTGTTTTTGTTAATAAAAGAAATCATGTAATTGCTACAGGTTATAATGGTAATCCTAGTGGTTTTACTCATTGCATAGACGAACCATGCGAAGGTTCAACTTCTAAAAGTGGTACAGATTTAGATAAATGTCAAGCAATACATGCAGAACAAAATGCATTATTACAATGTAAAGATGTTTATTCGATAGACAGGGTTTATACTACTTTAGAACCTTGTATACACTGTATAAAACTTTTATTAAATACTTCAGCTAATCAAATAATTTATGGTGAAAAATATGTGCATGATTTAGCTAGAAAATTATGGGAAGAATCAGGCAGAGGTTATACATTTATAAGTTTAAAATTTTTAGAAGGTAAAACAAATTAATGTTTAATGTAAATAAAATTGATAAAGCAACTTATATTGCTATTGATACAGAAACACATGATCCTAAACTTAAAACTCATGGACCTGGAGGATTTAGAAAAGATGGTCATGTAGCAGGTATATCTATTGCAACAGATACAGGTTTAAATGAATATTATCCTATAGGTCATCAAGGTGGAGGTAATTTAGACAAAGAAAAAGTAATTAGATTTATTAAGTACATTTATAATAGATGTGAAGAAAAACGTATTTCTATGGTATTTGCTAACGCAATGTATGACGTAGAGTGGCTTTATTCACTAGATAATAGACTTACCCTTAGTAAGTATCATAGAGTTTTCGATATCCAAACAATAGAACATTTACTTGACGAAAATAAATTAAAATATAGTTTAGATTCATTGGCTAAATTTTATTTAAGAAAATCAAAATATGAAGTTGAATTAGAACAAGCAGTATTATATAAATTTGGTAAACGTGCTAAAGTAAAAGAAAGTCTATGGCGATTACATGCTAACGAAGTTGCAGAATATGCTAAGTCAGATGCACAATTAACTTTAGATATTTTTTTAAAACAACAATCTAGAATTAAAAAAGAACAAGTTGAAGCAATTGTTGACTTTGAATCAAGATTAATTCCTTTATTATTTCATATGCGTAAAGGTGGTGTTAGAGTAAATACATCTAAAGCAGAAGAACTATATGATACATTAGAAAAAAAACAAGAAGACCATCAATCTATACTAAATAAACTTGGAGGAAGTGAAGTTAATGTATGGGCAAATGCTTCACTAAAACAAGCATATGATAATAATTCGATTAAGTATAACCACACACCAAAAGGAACTCCGAGTTTCACTGCGAGTTGGTTGGAAACTCAAACTGATGACGTTTCTAAAACTATATTACAAATAAGAAAGTTAGACAAGATAAGAAATACATTTATTAAAAACATGATATTGGATAAAGCTAAGGACGGTAGAATATATTGTAGCTTCAATCCTATGGGAACTGTTACTGGTAGATTTAGCTCTCAATATCCTAATCTACAACAAGTGCCTGCTAGAGATCCTGAACTTGGTCCGATGATCAGAAGTTTGTTTTTACCAGAAGAAAATCACGATTGGGTTGCTTGCGATTATGCTCAACAAGAACCAAGAGTTTTAGTACACTATGCTAGTCTTAAATTAATGGATACAGCTATGTCGCTTCAAAAAGAATATTTAAATAATCCAAAAACAGATTTTCATTCTATGGTTTCTAAAATGGCTGGAATACCTAGAAAACAAGCAAAGACTATAAATTTAGGATTATTTTATGGTATGGGTAATAAAAAATTAGCAGCAGAATTAGGTTTAGAATTAGATCAAGCTTATGAATTATTTAATAATTATCATGGTAAAGTACCATTTGTAAAAGAATTATCTAGACAGGTGTCACATGTAGCAAGTACAAGAGGTTATATTAAAACACTTTTAGGAAGAAAAAGAAGATTTGATTTATGGGAACCTAGAGATGAGTGGGGTCAAAAAGCTTATCCACTTTCAGAAGCATCTGCTAAATACCATAAACAAGAACTTAAAAGAGCTTATACTCATACAGCATTAAATGCATTAATACAAGGTAGCTCTGCTGATATTACAAAAGCAGCAATGTTAAAAATTTACGAAGATGGTTATTTAGATTACATTGATTTGAAATTAACTATACACGATGAGCTTGATTTTTCAGTTGACCAGTTACAACAAAAATGTTTAAATGAAGCTATACATATCATGAAAAATTGTGTACAAATAAGTGTACCACTTGAAGTAGATGTAGAGAAAGGAAGTAATTGGGGTACAGCAAAATAAATTATGAACATTGGATTTTTAGGACTAGGAAAACTAGGATTACCTGTAGCACTTGCCGTAGAAAGTAAAGGGCATAATGTTTTTGGTACGGATATTAATGAAACAACTTTAAGAAATATTAGATTTAAAACAATCAATTATAAAGAAAAAGGTGCTCAAGAGCTACTAAATAATTCTAATATACAAATAAAAAATATAGAGCAAATTGTGTCTGACTCTGATATAATTTTTGTTCCAATTCAAACTCCACATGAAGAAAAGTATGAGGGCACTACAAGAATACCAAAAGAAAGAGCAGATTTTAATTATGATTATCTAAAAAAAGGTATTAAAGATTTAAGTGATGAAATAGAAAAACAAGGTAAAGATAAAGTTGTAGTAATTATATCGACAGTTTTACCAGGAACTATTAGAACACATATAAAACCTATTTTAAGTAAACACGTAAAGCTTTGTTATAATCCTTACTTTATAGCAATGGGTACAACTATTGACGATTTTTTAGGGGCTGAAATAAATTTATTTGGTGTTGACGACAAACAAGCTGCAAAAAAAGCTAAGGAGTTTTATAAAACAATTAATAAATCACCTTTTCACGAAACTACAATTGAAAATGCAGAACTAATAAAAGTTGTTTACAATACTTTTATATCTACAAAAATATCTATGATTAATACAATTATGGAAACTTGTCATAATTTACCAAATACTAATGTTGACGATGTTACCAAAGCATTAACTTTATGTACTAATAGAATTATTTCACCAAAATATTTATCTGGTGGAATGGGAGATGGAGGTGGTTGTCACCCTCGTGATAATATAGCTCTAAGTTATTTAGCACAAAAGTTAAATTTGTCATACAATTGGTATGATAATATTATGAAACAAAGAGAAAAGCAAACTGAGTGGTTAGCTGATTTAATAATTTCTCAAAAATTTGAAATGGATATAAATATTTTAGGTAAATGTTTTAAGCCAGAAACTAATTTAACATTAGGTAGTCCATCATTATTACTTAAAAATATTCTTGAAGAAAAAGGAGAAACAGTAAAGATATGGGATCCTTATGTTGATTCTTTAGATATGAAAAATCTATCTTACGAAATGGAATGGGAAACTAAACCACAATTATTTTTTATTGGTACTAAACACGAAGCTTTTAAACATTTTTATTTTTACCCTAATTCAATAGTCATTGATCCATTTAGGTATCTAAAATTAGGAAATGGTATTAGATATATACCGATAGGAGACAATACATGGAAGCAAAAGACAGAGTAAAGATAATAACCGATTGGATAAAAGACTATGTTGAAAGTATGGATAATCCAGCTAATTGTTTAGTTGTAGGAATTTCTGGTGGCATTGATTCATCAGTAGTTTCTACATTATGTGCACGTACTGGAATTAAAACACTTGTAGCTTCCATGCCTATATCTCAAAGACCTGAGCATCATGATTTGTCTATAAAACATTCTCAGTGGTTAAGTCAAAAATTTACTAATGCTTATAGTGTAGAGTTAGATTTGACTGGAGCATTTATGTCTTTCGAAAATATTTTAATTGATAAAAAATTTACATCAGATATGGGTTTAGCAAATTCAAAAGCTAGACTTAGAATGATGACTCTTTATCAAATTTCAGCGAGTACAAGTGGAATAGTTGTAGGTACTGGTAATAAAATCGAAGACTTTGGTGTAGGTTTTTATACCAAGTATGGAGATGGTGGAGTAGATATATCGCCAATAGCTGATTGTACTAAGTCTCAAGTATGGGCTATGGGTAAAGAATTAGGAATATTAGAAGAAATACAGGCGGCAGAACCAACAGATGGTCTTTGGTCAGATGGAAGAACTGACACTGATCAATTAGGTATGAGTTATAAAGAAATAGAATTTTTAATGGATAGACCTAGCGAACCTGGTTATGAAAAGTATCTTGAAATTAGAAAGAAGAATTTACATAAAATGAAATCTATACCTATATGTAAATTTGATGGAAAAATCTCTCTGGACGCAGATCCGAAAAAAGCTTAAAAATTTTTTTATACAAAGAATTGAAACACAAATAGAACGAGGGATCCCTGATGTTCACTATGTAACTTATGGTGGTCATTGTGGATGGATAGAAGGTAAATTTGTTAAAACTCCTAAACGAAGAAAAACAAAAATAAAAGTTGGACTTACAATAGAACAACTTGCTTGGCATAAATCATATGAATTTTATGGAGGTAAAGTATTTATACTTGTTAAAAAGGACAGAGATGTTTACCTATTCAATTCAAAAGATGGAGAAACACTTGCAAAAGGTGTATCATTAGAAGATTTTAATAAATATAGTATAACTAAAGATTGGAACAATATAGAGAATTTTTTGTCGAATAACTAATTTTAAAAATATATTATATAAAAGAAGTCTAGCCGTATATCATCCAATGCAGGTTAGTAACAACTAACTGGCGGGACCTAGCTAGACTTCCTAACAAGAAAGGAGAAATATGCCTGAAGAAAAAGAAAGCATACTGAAACGTATTCAAAAGCTTTTAAAGATGTCAGAAGATAATGGCGCATCAGAGAACGAAGCCATGCTTGCTGCTAAGAAAGCTCAAGAATTACTTTCAGAGCATAATCTATCTAGGTCGGACATTAAAGACGATACTCAAGCAGAACCTATAGAGAAAGAACAATTTGACGTTGAAAGAGATAATTGGCGTGGCTGGATACAATCAGCAACTGCTAAATTATACTTTTGTCAAATGTATACTTCTCATAGAATGAATGAAAAGTATCGTCAAGTTAAGACTGCTACATTTGTTGGTAGAAAATCTAATCGAATAGTGGCTAAGTCAATGTGCGATTATTTTATTAATACTGTATTACGTCTTGCTGATAAAGAGTTTGAATCAGTACCTGGTAGTAAATCAGAAATTAATAGAATGAAACAAGCTTTTAAATTAGGCTGCGCCTCTAGATTATCTAAAAGAATAAAAGATAAATGGCTTGAATTAGTTCCAGATTATAAAGGTATAGAGAATCCAGACGGACTTCCTATGCTTTATAAAAACGAACAAAAAGCTATTACAGAGTGGCTTAAAACTCAAGGTGTTACTATTGTTTCTAAAAAGAGCAGTATGAACATTAGAGATAGAGCTGCTTATTATAATGGTAAAGCGAAAGGTAATGGAATAGGGCTTGATACGCAAGTAAATAATGCAACTAGAAGTAGAATGTTAGGTCGATAATGTTATAATAGGGCCATTAACTTGGCCCTATGAAACTAACAGAAATTAAATATAAAGACAAAATAATAAAGGTAGAATTTAAAGACATAGATGATTATGCTATCTATTATTACACCGATAACAAACTAGTAATTAGAAAAGGTCTAACTAAAAGAATTTTAGGTAAAACACTTTTTCACGAGTTATTTCATATAATAATATCTGTAAACGATTTTAAAGTTGCACCGCATGGTGAAGAACGTGTCGCAGAATGGAGTGAAGAATACTATAACATTTTAAAACAAAATAAAGTTTTACGAAACCTTATCATTAGGTGTATACTCGTAGAATAATGTTTAAACTTTCTATGATAATGTGTTCCGCAGTAATGGCTTCTTGCTATCCAGAACTATTAGATAAAGGTATCTATGAAAATTATTATCTTTGTGCAATAGATGGTTATCAGACATCTATATTTGCTTTGCAAGAAATAGGCGAAGACATGGTAAGAGAAAAACAAATCTACATAAAATTTAGTTGTACTTTAAATGAATTTATTTAACAAAGATTTTGAAATATTAAGAGAGTTATATGCAGCTCCAGTAAAAGATTATTATGTTACTTTCAAATATCATAGTGCAGGGGATCCAGATAACATTAAAAAATTAGAATTTAAACAAATAGACAGCGAACCTTTTTTTCCAAGAATAAATAGATTTTATGAATTTTGCATAAAGAGAATGGAAAATAAATTTATTTTTATAGATTATGAAATTGTAGATTGTTTTACTCAAGGTCCTAGATATAATATAGATTTAGAAAATGAGTTTAAAATCCATTAAAAAGTATGACGTAGAGCCGGTTTATTTAGCAGGTTTTAATATAATCCATATAGTCTATCGCAGGTAATTTCGTTGTTTTTATTGACTTTTTAATTCTTATTAAATATATAATAATTTTAAATAGAAAGGATAATTATGAGTTATTTAGTTATGACTAAAGCTCAGTTGCTTGAAGCTAACAAAGTTGCTAAAGAAAATAATTGGCCCCGCAGGTTTGAAGAATTAGAGTTAGATGAAGAAGCTCGAAAGTATGAACCAGAACAAGAGTGGCCTATATTATTTTCTGTTAAAAAAAGACCAGAATGTTACAGAGTTTTATTCGAACATGATAATGGCGAATTATATCAATTAGATGTTAAAGATGATATATATAATTCTTTAACTTTAAAACTTGACGAAGAAAGAAAACATTAATGGCTATCGTAGATGATGAAGTAAAATTTGTAATTGATAGTAATAAAGCTAAAAATTATGAAAGAAAAACAATAGAAATGTTTAATGATTGGTTAGAAGAATGTCCTGTAAAATTTGAAGATGTTACTTCTAATGAGTTAGAAGCAGAAGGTAAGGTCAAAACTATTGATTTTACAATAACTAAAAGAAAATAATTTTGTATAATGGATTTTTTTATTTTAGTATTATTAAAAGGATTATTTATAAAGTAATCTTTAAACATTGATTGGAGGTCAAGTTAATGACTTAACTGAAAATCACTTTGAATATCAGGCGGAGTTTCGATTTAGCTCCTTAAGGTTAATTAATACTTCGCCTGGTAAAAGAAAGGAGAACATGGACGAATTAAATAGTGCAATAGATAAACTTATAAAATGGAAAGATGATCATAAATTTTGTTTAATGGCAAAAGAATTGAACTCTTTAAACAAAATAATAGATGATTTAACAGATAGATATACAGACCTTAAAAACGAAAAAAATGGATCTAATCTTACTTAATGACGGTTTATATCATTTAGTCGAAGTTACAAAAGAATTAACAGAGGGAATAACATTACTTGCTGAAGTAGATTGTTTTGATCTATGTGATATTCTAAGATTACATTTAACAACTTATTACGAATATCCGGTTAGTGCTCATGTAATGAAAGACGGAACTGGACAATTTTTTGGTTGCATATGTCGATAGAAC